AAGATCTGGGGCCCCTATCATCTGCCCTTGAGCACTTCGTTTTTGAGTAATATCAAAGTCTCCTGAAGTAATTTCACCAAGCACAGAAGTTACTTCACCGCCTGAATTAATTTGATCGGTCCCTGTTTCGTGTTCATAGTAGGTAGTAACTCCATCCGTGTTGCCCACAACATCAAACGACTCGTCATCAGCTGTAGTATAATAACAAGCATGGGGTTTATCGTAGATAGAAGAATCGGCCCAGGCTGTTCGAGCCAGGGAGCCAGTATACCATACAGGTTGTTTAGCTAGCATACTTTCAAGATAATTATAAGTAACCACTCGATCTATAACATTGGAGTCATTCGTACAATAATACCAACTGATTTCCCCAAATAGATTATTCAAACCACAATTAATTAAATTTCGTGAAGTGGTATTAATATCATCATAAACATAATCTTCCACTAAGCATGCCATTGTTTGAAGCTGACCAGCATATTGAAAGAAACCGTTTTCGGACATCCAGTAGGCAGCGCCATCTACTTCAACACAGGCATTCTTACCAATGAGTCCGCAGTTCGTTCCTACTTGTTCAAAAGAAAAGGTAAAGGGCTGTCCTACAAATTTCATAAGATAAAGAGCATTATCTGTCCAGACATACAGACCATCCCGACCTCTAATGGCTCCCATAATTTTAGAACCATTGGCAATCCTTTGAGTTCCAGCCGTGTTTATTGCCGTTGGTGTATAATCGCTTGTACTTTCTTGATCAGACCATCTTATAAACATGTCGTCTTGAGTAGTTGTGTCCGCAATAGTTGTCTCTGTTCCAAAGAAAATTAAGTGCCGATCAGTTGAAGAAACTAATACATGTCTAGAAGCTGTTGGTGCTCCTGCAATAACTGCTGCACGCGTCGCCGTTGGATTAGCGGCCGTTGAATCCCATGAGAAACATTTACCGTTATAAATAAGAGCAATAAGAGTAGTTCCATAATTATCTAATACCCATAGTCCAGGTGCAAGAGTAACATCCTGTGAAGAAGATTCTCCCCATGCAACATAGTCTGAAATATTGGTTACAGTATCACCGGAACTATGAGTAGATGGTGAAGAAGTACTGTCTTGTGCTGTAGTTCCGTTAACTCCTCTTGCTCCTCCGCTTAAAATTCCTGTGGCTGTATCATTATTCGCATAAGAAATATCTTCTGTTCCCACTCTAATTTCTCCTGAAGATGGAAAAGCAGTTGAGTCCGTAAGAGTAATATCTGTCGTGCTCACATTTGAAATGTTAGCACCTAATGTAGTTGTAGCTGGACCTGCAGCTGTTCCTGACCATTGACCCGTTCCAAAACCATAACCTCCAATTTCTTGAGGCGGTCCGACGGTATAATAAGTTTGAGCTCTGGCACTTCCAACATTGGACGTGCTTCCTGTTGTTTCATTCGCGTCCATTGTAACTGTAATAGTGGTGGCTGTAGGAATAGACGTAGCCATAAATTTTTTATCTTCAAACTTTGAAACTGCAAAGCTCGAACCCGTAAGCGTGGTGACTGTATCTAAATAAACAATGTCATCTTCTGACATTCCATGTACTGAGGGAAACGTTATCGTAACGGTAGGTGAACCCATCGTGGTAGAAAAATCACACCCAGTAATAGTCTTATCTATGGGGTGAATGTCGTAGAATTGGCCGCCTAAATAAACGTATAAAATTCGATTGGTACCAATTGCTGCATATCTAATGCCTGCATTATCATCAAATTGATGAAGGGCTCGAGCGGCCCCAGTTAGATTATCTTCGCCGAGTTGGTCCCAGCCCCCTATTTTTTCAGGGGTTCCATATCTAAAACGTACATAGTCTCCTCCTGTCCATTGCGCTTCGGCACCGGTAGGGGTTACTTGTTTATTGAATCCTGGGCGAAAATTTACTTTTTGTAGCATCCCCCAATATTAAACGAGATTGAAATCCTTGTCAAAGCAGATAAATTAGGTAACACCTCATGTTTTAACCAAGAAGGAAACAATAAAAGAGTATTTTCCTCCGGTTCTAACCGCCAGGTGCTAGAGTTAAGTTCATTATACTTAGAGACATGAGATGGTTTAATACAATGATTAACAATGTCTTGATTATAAAATTGTATGCTTCCTGAATTATTTTTTGCCTTGACATAAAAAACTCCTGATATCAAACTATCAGGATGATAATGTATGGCATTACTATCCTTGTACTCATTGATATTTGCCCACAATCCTAAAATATTAAGAGGATTTTTAAAATTAAATAATTTGGCATACTCAGAATAAGATTTTGTTAAAGCTATAATAAAACTTTGTAGATGTTTATCTTTTAAATTTAAATAATCACTATGAAATCCTCCACGGTTACTAAAAGATAACCCGGGTGGATGTCTATCTTTTAAATTTAAACAAAACTTTTCTAATTTTTGTAAGTCTTCTTTTAATTTAAAAGATGCAACAGGTTGAGTAAATAAATTTAATACATCCATTATTTTGGTCTTGCAAACCATTTTGGTAAACCTAAATGAATCCTATTATCATATATATTTTTTTCTCCCTTTGGTGTTGCAGAATTATTATAGTGTAAAAAAACTTGAGCACAGTCTTCTCCTTGAAAAGGTTCTCTCCAATGTTCTACATCACAACCTCTATAAACAAGCATATCTCCCGGACCTAAATTAATTTTAATACCTTCCTTATTTAACTTTCCAGATGGTTCTAAATATATGGGCCATTTGTCTCCACCTAAATTCATTGTGGTAGATATCTCACAAGAAAATCTATCTTTGTGTCTATGAAGAACGTCTCCTTTTTTATATAATCTTGCGTAAGAATAAGTTGGGGCTAGTTTAAGACCTGTTTTCTTTTCCATGATTGGTTGAACCAACAGCAGTAATGTTTCCATCGCAGCGTCTGCATAGTGAGAATAAGTTCCAGGAGCTTGAGGGTCATCCCAAATTCCAAATTCAGTTGTAAATGGTGAGATGTAACGGGCATCAAACATGGTTCTTGACACTTGTTTTTTAATAGAAAAATAGTTGTAAACAAATATTGCAAGTTCTTTGTTAATTGCTTTTCTAATTATGGTAAATTTATTTTTTTTAAAATTATATTTCTTAGTCATAGAATGCGTAAGAAGCTACAATTCTTGGAGTAATTCCAATAGCTCTGTGTTCTTCTCCTTTCTTTACATATAATAAATCTCCTTCTTCAACAAGGTGTTCTTCTTTATTATTTCTATATAATGTCTTGCCGTGTAAACCAATAATGTAAACATCATAATTGTCAAAGTGAGAAATACTTTTACCACCAGAGGACATAGAAAAAAATATATGCATGTCTGATTTTATTTTGTGACGATTATATTTGTTCTCTAAAAAATTATATAGGTCTATTACAGCCCCGTCATTTTGAACGTCGTCTATAGCAATAGTATTATCAAATATAAAATTAGCACTCCAATTACCGTTTAAAGCTGTTTTAAAATTGTTTCTATCTATCATTTGTGCAAATTGATTAAAGTCAAAAGGCTGTTCTAATTTAAATTTTTTCTTATATAGTTTCATCTTAGTTTTATGTAGTTGTCCTGTTTTTTATGTGTATACATATCAAATGCAATCGTTATTCTAGGAGCTTCATCTCCATGAGCATCTGTATAGTGGGGTATACAGTTTTGAAATAAAGTTATTTTTCCATTTTTATTTACGCTTTTATATACCTCAGGTTCATTTATTTGATTAACCGGATTGATATAATAAGTTGCAGTATTACTACATTGAACAGTTATATGTCCTCCTAAATAAGTTGTAGGTCCAACATCGTGAATATGAGCATTTATTCTCTCACCTTTTTTCATAATATTATACCACGCTCCAGCATATAGAGGTGTGTAATTAGGTAAGTTTAGTATCTTTAAAAATTCGTCATGAAGTTGAACAATTTTATTTTTTAATTTTTTGATTTCTTTGTTTTTAAAGGACAGCACATTAAAATATTTGTGTCTTGCAGTTGTAGAATTGTTTCCAAGTCCTGTATAGCCATCACTATAGGCTGGTAGTTTTAATACATCTTTTTTCTTTTTTTGAAGAAACTTTGAAATTACTTTAAAATCAACATCATTGATTTGATGTTCCATTAGATAGTAATTCCATTCCGGCGCAAATGGATTCTTTTTTGGTTCGCTTTTAAAATTAATTATTTTCCCCATGATATTTAGACATCCCTTTAGGAATTGCTTGAAGTGTAAAATGTATAAATCTAAAAGGCGACTTACCATGGTCTAGAGTAAACTCATGTTCTAAATAACCTGGAAATAGAATAAGGGTACCTGGAGCAGGAGTTGCGTGAATGATTTCTGAACCGGAAGAAATTTCTTCTGTTTTTCTCGACAGTTTAGTTGTTCTCGCCCCCGTTCTTGGATCATGAAAAATTGGATAAGAAGTTTCTTCATTACATTTTAAAAAATAAAAACCATTAACGTGAGTGTTCCAATGCACGTGAGTAGAGTGATGTCCACCTCCGTTTTTGGCAAACTCTTGCACCCAACTTTCTGAAAAAAACAAAGTGTATTGCTTCATGTTAAAACCTGATTCATCTAAAAAACTTAAAGCTTGTTTACCTACATAATCATGAAACTCTTTAAAATTTTGATCATGCGTAAGTGTTGTTGAATGATGAGGAAAACCAAAATCTTTTAACTTCCTACTAATTTTTTTATTTCTTTTCTTAGCTTCTTTTATGTAAAAATTTGTAGACTTGATTAATTGTTTTAAAAACTCAGGTCTCTCTTCTCTCCAAATAGGTGTTGCAAAAAATTCTAACTTATCCATAATTTATTTAAAAGGATGTCCTAAGTTCCAAACAACTAAAGAGTATCTCGTTCCCTCTGTAACTGGTTTAACCCTATGCCATACGAAAGATGGAAAAATAATTATTGAACCCATAGGTAATATTTCTTTTGCAGTGACAATATGTCTTTTTTCATCTCTAACGTTAGGGTCATATTGTCGATAATCAAATTCTAATTCTCCACCTTTATATTCTGAACCATCGGTTAATTGACAGGTCATAGATAGCTTTCTAATTTTTCCATGAGAAGGAGTTTTGGGTTTGTCATAACTTTTCTCCCAACTATCACAATGCCAATCGTAGTATTGATTAAGTTTATATTTTGTAAACTGACAGGATTCAGAATAATCATATTGGAAGTTCCAACCTGATTCTTTGTTTGCTCGTTCTAAGTATGGATGAATTTCTTTATATATCCAAAGATCATTTAGCCAAGCAACATTTGAATCTCTCTTTTGCTTTAAATCTAAAAGTTCTTTATTGTTTAACGGATCTTTTTTTATATTTCTTCCTTTTCCTTCTTGTTGACCTGTAATTGCAATTTGTTCTTCTTGATTTAATCCATGTTTAATAACTTCTTGACAAAATCTAGGAGTTAAGGCGGACTTATAATACCAATAATAATTACTTAGATTCATGGAAAGTTGTTGTCAATATGTAGTTAGGTTTCTCTCTTAAATTTCTAGAGATAGAATACTCCAAGTGCCCTGGAAACATAATAAATTTATTATTCTCTAAAGAAATATTCCAAAATAAATTTTTTCTTCGATTGTCGTCATAATGAATTTTTACACTGCAAGAACTAGGGTCTGCCTCAACTCCATATAACATTATGTGGTCCGGTGAATTTTTTAAATCAAGTGGGTTTATTAAATTAATTCTTCCGGACTGCTCGAAGGGCAGATAAAAATGACCCGTTTGATCTAATGTCTGTAGATTCAATGAATGATAAGCTGTAGCATAATCCGTAACATAAGTCCTAACCATATCGGCTGCTCTTGAAAAAGCTAATTTTGTTTCATAAAGTTGACTGATGGTAATATCTTTTACAAGTTGTATAGAATCAATTTCAAAACCTTCAGGCATTTTCATGTCGCCGTAATATATGGACTGTTTTGATAAAATTTTTTCTTTCATTTATAGGAATATATCAATTACTATTAATAAATCAATGGGTCACAGAATAGTTGTAATAATTTGTTTTTTTCAAAGTCATTCTTGCGTTTAATAAAGTGCTTTTTCTTTGAATAACAATTAAAGGTAGTTTAAAAGAGGTATTTCCAACCTTGGTTTTATGGACATCACTATTTTTATTGTGCGGATATATGTATAAAATCTCTATGTCTTGTTTATGATACTTAGAATTAAATTTTGTTACAACTTCTTCTAATTTTTCTCTACTTATGTTTAATTCTATCACAACAACAATTGCTTCTTTATCTTCTTTAAAACTATTTAAATACTTAATAAGGTTGTCTTTCAAGTTATTATTAACATAAACAACAAGAACTT